ATCCACGCTTTACATAAACGTCCGCTCAAGATTCTTTACATTTCTTATACCGTTGATGTAGCACGCCCCAAGAGTGCAGCCATCAAACGCATCATTGAAGAGAACAAGTATTACAAAGAAATATTTCCAACAGTAAAAATTGCTAAGGGAATTAATTCTAACGAGTACTGGAGCATTGATTGGAAATTTGCTGGCATTAAATCTACTGGCGAAGAAGAATTCACGGTCTGTTGTGCTGGTCTTAAAGGCGCAGTGACCTCTAAACGTTCGCACCTTTGTATCATTGATGACGCTATCAAATCAGCGGATGATATTAAAAACAGAGACATTCGTGCAGCCATGGAGGACAACTGGAACTCTGTTATTGTTCCAACCATGTTTGAAGGTGCACGAGCTATTTGCTTGGGCACGCGATTCCGCCATGATGATATTCACAACACTACCTTTACGCCAGCTAATGACTGGGTACAGATCGTTCAATCGGCTATTACAGTAGATGAAGAAGGGGATGAAAAATCTTACTGGCCCGAAATGTGGTCACTGGAATACCTGCAGGACAGGAAACGCCAGGCTCCCATCAGCTTTAGTTTTCAGTATCAAAATCAAATTGTACAGACTAGTGAGCTATCTATTTCTGCCGATCTGATCATTAAGAGCAAGATCCCCACAGAGTTTGACACACTTGGTGTTGGCGTTGACTTGTCTGCAGGTATTCGAGAACGCAACGACTACAGCGTTTTTGTTTTGGGTGGGCGTGTCGGCAACAAGATCTACATTATTGATTGCAAACGCATCCGGATTATGGGCAACTTGGAAAAACTAGAATCCATCATGGACATGATGTACGAGTGGGGCATTGTGTACAAAGAAGGTGACAAGTATTTCCCCACAGGCTCAACCGTAGATATTTGGTCAGAAGCTGTGGCCTATCAAGCATCCCTAGAAGCTGACTTTAAACGGATTTGCCAGGTTGAGCACGGCCTTTACAATTTGATTTGGCATCCAGTCAAGGGATTCCGTGGCGATAAACTTGCGCGATTCCGGGGCATCATGGGTCTGTTTGAACAACGTCGGATTTTCTTTAACAAGTTCCGTAAGTTCCAAGCATTGCAAGATGAGATCGTTAACTTTGGTGTCAGCTCCCACGACGATTGTGTTGATGCTATGGTTTGGCTTTGCAATGGGCTTATGTCACGCGGTAAATTAGAGCTTGAGTATTAAGGTTGAGTATTGTCGGAATTAAACTGATACTAAGTCCACATGAGCACCAGTTACTTTGTTGTTGAGCTAGAGCAAGACGCTTACGGTTCAGCAATCATCCCGTTGCCAGATGAGTTGTGCCATGATATGGCTCTTCAACCTGGCACTGAGTTTGAAGTTGAAGTTGAAGATGATGTGATTACCCTTCGCCGTCTTCAAACTGGTTACGAGATTGAAGACAACTGATTAACTTTTTATTATGAGCACATCGAGCCAATCTGTTTTAGAAGGAATGCTCAAGGCTGTTGTGAACCGTGAATCCACGGGATCAGCAGACACGATGCTCATCAATGCACACCTTTCCCAAATGAAAATGTTTGGGATCAGGCAAGGCGTTGAGTTCTACCCATCACAAGATAACTTTGGTACTCAGCGATTTGATTTTATCCAGCAAGTCATTAAGTTCAACAAACTTGATGCTCGCTTAGATTCAATCTGGGATCGTTTCCTTGCCTATGGTCGGGGTTTATTTTATATTCGACCAACTAAAAAAACGTACCGTTTGTACTGGTTTGATAAGGATGCTTATCGAACTTACTACTCGCCAGATGGTGACCTTGAGGAAGTCATCATTATTTATGCGTACAAAGTCCGCGCTTCTCGTGGCTTTGGTGGCGTAGGACTGGGTACCGATAAACGCTATATGCGTTTACGAATTACACCAACAGAAATTGAAGAACTCCACAGTGAGCAGGAATTAACGTTTGAATCTGTTGAATCAACGTTTAATTTCCAAGAAAACAAAACAGTTGAGAACACGCTTGGGTTTATTCCTTGCATTGAAGTTCTTAACAACCCAGATGCTTTCGGTACAGATGGGAGTGGTGAATTTGAATGGCTTGCTAATCAGATCATTGCTCACGATGAAATGGTTAAGAACATCAGGGCAAACCTGTCGTTCTTTGGTAACCCAACGCTGCTTTCTTCTCGACCCAAACATGACATTGTAGAGACAGCAAAAGAGGGCGCTGTACAACGTCCCAGTATTGCAAGTCAATCTGGCTTTCAGTCGGAGTTTTCTCTTTCCAGTTCTACGTTTAAACAAGATCCAATTGACCGCCAACAAGCTGGTTACATCGGTTTACCTGGTGGTGGTTTACGTGTTCCACGGGTGATTGCCAACCTGGAGCCTACTGATCGCGTTGGTTTTATTACGCCTAACGCTATTAGTACAGACCAAGCACGTTATGTGGGTGAGTTACGGTCTGAGATCCGCCTGGCGTTAGGCGGTATTGATGACCTTTCAATTACCAACGTAACTGCAACGGAAATCAAATCTGCTTACGGACGTGTTAGTGCGACAGCAAAGAAGAAGTGTTTGCAGTTGTACACCTATGGCGTCTGCCGTTGCTTTGAGTTAATGATTTACCAGGAAGAACAACTCTTCCGCAAATCATTAGCTGTTGCATCTGGTTTAACATATCCTGTGTTGCCAGAAAATGCAGATGAAGAAGCTTTAGAAAAACACCGTAAAGCCAAAGAGAAGTACGAGAAAGGCTTGGACAAAGCTTTAAACAAAGCTTTTGAAACCAAGGAAATTCCAGAAGGTGTTATCGGTTTAGCACCTGATGGTGATCGTACCGTTCTTTGGCGCTGGATGGGTCCTGTTTATGAGGACACTCCGCAAGACAAAGTTAATCAATCTATCTTTACCCGTAACTTACAAGAATTGGGTGTTGATAGTATTGAGGCACTTAAGTACTTGTTCCCATCTAAGACGGATGACGAAGTTGCAGAAATGCTCTCCGGTTATCCATTCCGAATGGTTGGCCAAGTGCAACGAGCGTATGCGTCGTTTCTTGATCTCATTAATCAAGAAATGCGTACACCTCACCCTCAGCGTCCAGACCTCCCACTGGCAGCTGATCCGCGTCTTGATTTGACGCCCTTCCTTTACAGAACACTCGAAAGTCTCCAGAAAGAGGTAACCTATGCAGGCCGATACCGCAGCGCCGATCCAATCGGCACCCCAACAGTATTCGACCCCGCCGATCAGCTACGGGGCTCCAGTGGCGCAACAGACAGCGGCACAGGCTCCAGTAGCAACAACCAGCCAGTGGGTGGCGCCTTACCAGCCGGCCCAGGCTCCAGCGCCCCAGATGCAGGCGCAGATCTCAGCAGCACCTTACGCCCCTATCCAGTCGTACCAGCCAGCGCAACCTTCAGCGGAGAACCCGTACAAGGAAGCGTTCAACCGGGTGGTGTCGCTCCTGAGTTCACCAGTTCAATTCCCGTTCCAGGGTCAACAGTCCAACGCGACCCAGGGAATCGACCCGGCCAGCTTCAGTTCCCAACAGAGCGTGGGGTACAGCAACAATTCGGCAGCCCCGATTTATCCGTCCAGCCAGGGTTACTCGCCCAGTTATTCCCAAACATCGCAGGAAATAACAACACAGCAGCTCCTAGCAAACGGCGTAAGTCCTCAAAGTCTTGAGGTTATTGATCATTTCGGAGCTGACGCACCTGCTGTTCTTAATGACTATGCGTGCACAGTTGAAGATGCTCTGATTGCTCGCTATCAGCAACTGTCAGAAGCTGTTCAACTTTTAGAAGAACTGGCACAAGAACATCAGGCATACGAAGCTATCCTGACTGATCCTGACATCCTGGCTGATTACACTTGCCAGTTCTTTGGCCCTGAGGGTCCGTACCCAGTGGAAGAAGGAAACGCAGGTTATGAGCAAGGTTATGAGCAAGCTTACGATACCAACACGTACTATGAAGAGCCCTATGCTGCTCAACCTGAACGTGCTTCGATGCCTGTTCCTCCTAATCCTCAGTTTGATATGGATGCCCGTGGCTTCTGGGATAACTTTGGCAGCGTAGCTGAGCGCGACCCTTCTAATGCTTGGCGTTATCTGTCGCAAGCACAACGCAATCCTAGTGTGTTCCGCCAGAAGCTTCTGGTCATGGAATGATCTTTTAAAACAAGTAAGTTTAGAATAAGGGGTAGTGAGAACTGCCCCTTTTTATTT